TGCAAATCCTACAACATCTCCGTTAGCTAAATCAGTGAAAAGATCATTCTCTGCATAGTTTGTTCCTTCCAGCCGCCATTCCAGATTTGAACCTTGAGTAAGCTGAAGGCTATTATTCAACTCAGCAGTTGTCAGGGTAGTATCAGTCATGTCTACTTCTTCCGAGATAAAGGGAAGAATTATCGGCTGAGTTTGGGTAGCATCAATGGTATCTATGAGATATTCAAAATACCATTTGCCTGACTGTAGGCGTACTGTTGACTCACTCAGATTGGTAGCTCTTATGCCTACACTTCCAGATTCATCAGCAGTACTGGTTAAACCGCCATTTGATACAGTAACTCCTGAACCTTTTTGAGAAGTATCTCCTGTCACGAAATTCCGGGTAGGCGTATCATGGAACTGGTTGGAACCGTTGGTGGTATCCATATTGGTCATAGCGAAATCATTTGATCCTGCACAACGTACTGTACTTCCAGCAGTAAGGGTTCCAGTTTCTGTAAACCCTCCACCTGTTCCCAGATTTGTCTGCCATGTAGCAACCGAATTTCCAAAATAAACCAGTGGTTGTGCGCCCATTGCCGTACTTCCATCACTGCCCGGATCTACAGGACAGCCTCCAGTTGTAATAAATCTGGCAAGAACAGCAGCATCAGAAAGATCAACAAAGGTATCATCATAAATAAAATCAGCCATCTCCCCAATCATGTCAAATGCCCCACCTTGATTAGCCCCAACTGACCAATCACTTCTGGTTAAATCAAAGTCAGTATCAGTATTGGTAGTGGCAGAAGCACTATCAAGAGAACCGTCAATAAATAATTTAAAGGTTGAAGTGGCTTGATTGGTTGAAAAAACTATATGATGCCATTCTTCTTTTAAAATAGATGTATTGGAAGTTAAGAGAAAAATGGATGCAGGTGCGGCACTATAAAGATCAAACTCCAGCTTTCCAGAAGCATTTCGGTATATTTCAAAATAACCAGAAGTAACCCCCAAAATCTGATAACGTGTACTGTCGCTAGATGCTTGCCCCATTTTTAGCCATAAAGCAATAGTAACCGTTTTACCATCTGCTGCACCTGTCAGCCCCGCATCACTCTGGATATAAGTATTGCTCCCATCAAAAACTACTGGATTAGGAGTATATGTAGGATCTGCAACATTAGCATTTTTTCCCAAAGCATTTTTACTTGAGTAATCAAGAAGGAAACCATTAGTACCAAATGTAAGACCACTTACATCTTTAGGTATCCACCTGTTGGTTGTGCTATCCACCTCTCCAAAACTGGATGCTGTTAACTGTAGGCCATCAATCAATACGCTATCTGCCCAGTAACCATGTGAATAACCAATAGCCGCTGTATATCCGCTACTACCTACCCACTGAGGAAACTGTCCGGTCATGGAAGTATTATCATTTAGACCCGGATATGTTTCAGTAGCAAAAGAAGTTTCCTGAACTCCATTAATATAAATCTTTAACCTGTCTGCTTCCGTAACTTGAGTTGTATCACATGCAACAACAAAATTTATCCATTGGGAGTCATCGTCAAAAACCCTATTCGTTTTAAATTCCATAATTGTTGAACCACCTGTATATGCAGTTACTCTAAACTCCCCACCGGAACTGAGTGAGCCTATATACATATAAACAACATCATCCGCTCCTGATGCTATCCAAGAAGAAAACAAATACTTGGCGGCATCTAGAACAGGTTTATACCATGTTGACCAAGTCCATGTCTGTAGATCTCCATCCTCTGAAGGGGTTCTTTTTAGATACTCATAATATTGTTTCTGCATCATGCTGTCAGCAATGGTATATGTTTCATCTATCGGCTGAAACTGTCCTACTTTCTTACCAGAACCGTTACCCTCATAGAGAATGGTATCAAAGTATTTCCTGCCATCCTTGACGGTTGATTCAGTTAAATTGGAAGTACTGATATCCTTCAGACCAGTTGGCTTGGTAAAGGCATAGGAACCGTTGTTCCCGCAATTCAGGCGGTGCGTTCCAGAACTGGTATTGGCAAATACTGCTGTAGGAGTATAAAAACCAGTTATTCCTGAAAATGCTTCTCCAGCATTGGCAAAGGAGCCGTCTGAACTGTCATACCAAGTATCATCTACGCCAATATACATCTTACCAGCTTTAACAACTATCTGTACAGTTTCACCAACAGATATTCCTCCATTGCTTTGACTGTCCCATGTTGCATTGGTAATTACAGATCCTCCTCCTCCCTGTATGCCGCCATCACCGCATCTAAATCCATATGTTCCTACATAACCACTATCATTAGCAACACCGTCAGCCACGCCCTGTATATCCAACATAGCAATATTCCATGCTCCTGCCGTTGTACTGGGTGCGTCTACAGGCGTGTATTCCCAATAAAACCCGGTAGTATCAGTAGAATCAAAGAAAAGTGTACCGCATGAATTTGCTCCATCCGTAGAACTTACCCAATCCAGAGCGCCATCGGCACTGCTGGTTGTATATTCGTTCAGGATAGAAAAGGTGCAATAATTATTGGTCGGTGTATCAACCATTCTATCTGCAGCGGCTAGGCCAGAACTGCTGAAATCATTATCATTCCCGCTGACATCATTCCCCAGATCACTGGAATCTGCGTAATCAAGAAGGAAACCATTATTTCCAAATGTCAGACCAGTAATGTCAATAGGTCGCCAGACCCCATTGTTAAATTCTCCGAAACTTGAAGCAGAAAGAGTCAGGCCATCTATCAAACATGTCTGTGATAAATATCCGTCAAAGTCATCACTAGCAAGAGTCAGAGCATCAGAACCAACCGTAAATCTATAGCCATCCCGGTTCCATGCTAAAGCCTGATCTGCTGATGGAACAGTATCTGTTGAAAAAGATGTTACTTGAGAACCATTAATATATACTCTGCAATAGGTACTTGAACTAGCCGTTAAATCAAATGAAACAACTATGTTGTACCATGCCCCCGGATCTCTAAAAAGTTGAGTTGTCGTTTTCGTTAAAGGTGTAGATGCCCCCTCTTCCCCAGTTACGGTTAAAGCATTATTATCACTTCCTCTAAAATAAATTGCAGAACGATCTCCACTACCACTTCCTTTATAGCTTGAAAACATCGTTGTAAAAGCGCCTAACGCTCCACGCTTAGCCCAAGTTGACATAGTAAATGCAGTTGTCGATGAGGGCGTTCCTAACGTAGATGATAAATATGCATTATCAGCGGGATTAAAACGGCAACTGTAATCTACAGTAAATGTAGCATCGGCAGTACTGGCAGCAGCCATTAATAAATTATTTTGAAACATTAACTATATTCCTGTGATAAAATTGCCTGAATGTTGTCACCAGCCCCATCACTGGATATTGATGCAACTATATAATCAAGTCTGTCTACTGCTCCATCAGAGGTGGAGAACGTAGGATCAGTTCCTGCCGGGAATTTCCAAGCGGCATTCCATGATAGTGTACCGCTTCCTCCTGACTGTACAAAGAAGATACTTCCTGTTTGTCCTACCCTGCAATTTGTTGGTTGAGCCATTGTATGTGCTGCTGTAACCGTAGTCAGGAAATTCTGTGCCGATCCAAAATTAAGGGATACAGAGGCTACACCATCAATTGCTGTGGCATGTACTGAAGCTGCTGCTGATTCTGAAAGAGCTATCTGTCCCAGAAAAGCTGCATTGCCTGATACAGTAGCTGTACCGTTTACATAGAGGTTTCCTCCTACTGTGGCATTGCCTACCGATATATTACCAGAGATGGTTATCCCTGTTATATTAGATCCTTCTCCAAAGAAGGAAGAGGCGCATACCTTGCTACTTACATGAACATCTCCCTTGACAGTTACATTACCTCCCAGACATACATTTCCTAATACATCCAGAGTACCTCCAATGGTAGTATTACCACTTACTCTCACAGTTCCTAGAAAGCCAGCATTGCCAGAGACTGTGGCTGTACCGCCAACTGCCAGATTACCTGTCATGGTAGTATTGCCTACGATAGTAACAGTACCACCTACATATAAATTAGTTCCTATTGATACATCACCACTTACTGAAACATCGCCATCAAAGTTGGCATTCCCGGTAATCTGTGCTGTTCCTCCTACAGATAAATTACTGGTTATATCTAAGGTAGAACCAAGACTAGTTGCACCGCTTACTCTTAATGTTCCCAGAAAACCAGAGTTACCAGATACAGTTGCTGTTCCACCCACAGCCAGATTACCTGTCATTGTAGTATTACCTACAATAGTAGCTGTTCCTCCTACATATAGATTACCACCTATGGTAGCATTGTCTACAGAAATATCTCCGCTAATGGCTACAGGAACATTGGTTAGATTTGCTCCATCTCCAAAGAATGCAGAGGCACATACCTTACTACTTACATGCATATCACCTTTAACTGTGACGTTTCCACCAAGACAGACATTTCCCAGTACATCAAGTGTACCTCCTACTGAAGCATTGGTACTGACTCTTATAGCTCCTCCTACACCCAGATCACCTGTCATGGTAGTGTTACCTACAATAGTAACAGTACCTCCAACATAAAGATTAGTACCTATGGATACATCTCCAGAGACAGAGACATCACCGTCAAAGTTGGCATTTCCAGTTATCTGTGCTGTACCTCCCAGAGATACATTTCCAGCCACATCCAGAGTAGAGGCAAGACTTGTAGCTCCAGCTATGGTAACAGTTCCGCCAAAGTTTGAATTACCGGAAACAGAGACATCATCCTTGAATGTTCCTATTCCTACAACTGTTACTGTAGATCCTATCTGTACAGCATCACTTACTGTAACCGTACCTATAATATTTACATTACCACTAACCGATACGCTATCCTGAAATGTTGCTGCACCTACCACATTAAGAGGACCGCTTACAGATACACTTCCACCTGCATTGATAAATCCTGCTACTGAAATATTTGTAGCCGTTCCCAGTTCAGCTTCTACATTGGTCAGATTGGAACCATCTCCATAATAGTAAGCAGCCGTTACATTTCCACTGACCAGCACATCATCTGCAAAAGTAGCTTTACCTGTAACCTTAAGGATATTTCCTATGGAAGCAGAGGCTGCTACATCAAACCTTCCGCTTACAGAAACATCATCATTAAATTCTGTCTTGGCCTGAAATGTACCAGTTCCTGTAGCTACCAGTGTCCCGCCTATGGAAACATTGGTTGCTACATTAAGATCTCCACTGATGGATACATCCGTTTCAAAGACTGCTGCTCCTGCCACAGTAACTGTAGAGTTAAGCTGGCTAGCCCCGGTAACTGTCAATGTCCCGCCTATGGATGTATTACCAGCCACATCAAAGGTTCCGCTTACAGTGGCATTCCCATCAATAACTACATTACCGCCAAAGTTTCCTGTATTGGCTACGGTAAGGGAACTTACACATATATCTCCACCTACTGAGGCTGTAATTCCTGTAATGTTTGTACCGTCTCCGTAAAAGGCAGAGGTACAAACCTTGTTACTTACAAACAAGTCTCCACTTACACTGGCATTTCCATGTACTCCAAAGTTACCGGAAACTATAACCCCTCCTGTGCCTACATTCAAGGCACTGGCAACACCATCTCCTGACTGAACATTGGTAATGGAAGCCTTTACTCCGGTATTGCTGGTACTTGAATTAACCTGAAGCAGTTGCTTGTAAGTTCTTGATATTAATTTTCCTGTTAAATCTGTCATATTGCATCCCAAGCTTTATCGGCATCATCATACTTAGTTGTATGAGTTGTCTCTACCAGAGTTGTAGGATCAACCGTGATCCATGTTGCTGTTTCATCCCATGTAATTCCTCTTCCACCTGTATCAGGTCTGGGATTTCTAATAGAAGGATTGTCCTTTACATTCGGTACTTTATTTTGAGGATTATTCTTAAGATCAAACTGTCCTTCAAAATCCTGTGGACATACCAGTAATCCATAACTATTTAATCTCATTACCCTGTGTGGATAAACAAAGCCACATGTATCACACATGGCAAGAGCTTTTCTTTGCGTAGCCATCAGTTATAAAACGTCAATCTGGGCAAGAGGTAGATACTGGCACGTTCCCTATCCTCCTCCATTGCTCTGGCTAATATCTCTTCATAATTAGCTTTCAACATTGCAATCTTTGTATCTGCAACTCCCGGTCTTTTCATGGATAAATAATATGATAGTCCACAAGTCAGGGCAGGTAAAAATCTTTTAGGCAGGTCTGCATTCTGTATGGCAGATTTATTCACATCCTCTAACTCACTTACTATTTCAAGTATTAATTCATCTGTAGAATTTTCTGGAATAGGCCAGACCGACATCACAGGGTTATCCCTGCCTCTTCTGATACTATACTGTGTAGGTCTTCCTGTCTGTGTAGGTGCAGGAATAATAAGGTATTCTTCAGGAGTAATTCTGGTAAGCTGGATATCTGTATTACTCCTTCTTAGAACTACTTCCAGTGCATTAATTGTTGAACCACTTAGATCATAAGAAGTAGTTGAAGCTACAACTGTAACTGTGGTTGTACTGGTTGTCCAGAGAAGTATACCCCTGTTCTGCCAATCCTTAAGCATCAGATTAATAGAACGTCTGGCAGAAGCTGGAGTATGCCCAAGAGTATCCTCACCACCAATCATTTCAGTAGCTTCCTGAATTACCTCATCTATATCCAGATTAAAATTATATGTGCCAGAGACTGCCATTTATTTCCTTTCTATTCCATATATTCTGTAGGCTCTCCCCATTCAGGAGATCTACAGTTGCACTCATCACATTTACATGCTTTTTTATCCTTATAAAAAGAACACATCATACCACAATGACAGGGATGGTCGCAATGTATACATATATTCTCCTTATGTGCCAATTTTTTTAATTCTTTCGGAAGCTTTCCCTATATAGGAAGAAAAAGAATTATCAAAAATAAAGGGAATTATCCCATGTATGATCATTATGGGAAGCATTCCTGCCAATCGAATACTTTCAAGCCATGTAAAAACTAGGTGTTTAAAGTAACCAAGCCTGACATCTTTTGGGTGTTTAAAATTAATCATGTTATACCTCGCTATATTAACAGTTTTCCCATTTCCAGCAACTTTTACAACGACAATGCTTACATACTTCTATCTGTTCTATTTCAGCATACCCTGTCAGGTTTTTAACCAAGGGAACACCGCAATGAGAATCATGTCCACAATTTTGACACTTTATCATTTCTTCTTTTTCTTTTTTACTACCTTCTTTTTCTTCTTCTTTTCAGCAAGTTTCTTAGCCTTGGCATGAGCTTTATACCCAGCCTTGGTATAAGCAAAATGTTTATTACCCAAACGTGGCATAGTCTTCCTCCTTTAGTCTGCTTCCATAAGTATGTCTAAACTTAAGATATAGATAACCGTCTTCAAGATTTGACAAGGCATGCCAGTATTCCTTGAAGGTCTTGTAATCTTCCTGTCTAGGTTCAGGAATACTGTAATCTATTAAAGAATAGTCGTTATCGACTTCTTCTATAGATTTCCTGAATCGTCTTTTAAACTCAGCCTTTTCCATAGGACTTGGCTACAAAAGCATCACCTGAACGATTTATCTTACCTTTGCCTTTACCTTTACCCCACTTACCATAGGACTCATCCCTGCTTGCCTTGAGTTTCTTCTTGGATCTTTTCTTCTTGACCCTCATTGCAATGGATTCATCCTTCCGGGCTTTATAACCTTGTTTCTTCTTACCTACCTTACCACCCTTCTTCAGGAATCGCCTACGATCCTCTTCTGCCATTGTACCAGCCCTTGCCATTTCTGCTGGGTACAGTCCTACTCTTGTCATTCCTGCCATTTTCTCCCTCCTTAATACAGCTTCTTGGAGTATTTAGCATTACCAAAACCTTTGGTAGCTTTCCCTACACCACGTACTGCTCCACCTTTATTACGTTTAACAACTCCACCACGTTTATGGTGAACTGCCACTCCACTAGGATCTTCTCTTGTTAATCCTAATGCATCTCTAGCTTCATCTTTACTATAACCAGCTTTCTTCCAATCAAATTCTTCTGGTTTCCCTTTTACTTTTTTACGAGCAGCTAATGCCTTATTAAGTCTGGATATAAGTTTCTTGTCAGGAGTTCCAGCTTGTCCAAGATTTTTCTTCATCTTATTTATTTCTGGAATTGTATAAGCCTTATGAATATCTGTAGCAGATTTTCCTTGTAGTTTTCTCCGAATACCAGTAGGTTTTTTTACAGGTTTCTTTTTAGCCGTAGGACTATATACCCAATCCATTTTACTAGTAGAGGCTCCTTTTTTCCAAGGCTTTCCATATATTTTTTTATATTCTCTTTTAAACGAAGCTTGTGTCCTTTCAGCGTCAACCTTATCTTTAACTGATTGAGTAGTCTTCTTTGCTTTTTTCATTAAACCTTTAATAAGTTTACCAAACTTAGCATCTACCACAATACCACCTCCCTTTTTAATAGTAAGTCCTAATGCCGCTGCTTCTTCTGAAGTAGGCAGACTTCCTTTACCTCTTAAACCCATAGCTTCAGCTATCTGTGATTGAGGATCTGCATGTGGTTGCCGTCTTTGTCTAAACTTCTCAGTCTTTGTCCAATCATCAGTATCAATAATCTGTTTAGATTTTAAACGTCCAGAAGGAGATTCAATTATCTGCGGTTTTTGTAGTCCTGTACGTCCCGGTGCAGCCCTAACAGTTTCTTCCCTACGACCACCATAAATACCAGCACCTTTAGAACGCTCTTCAGCCATTGCCTTTCTTTGCTGACTTGTCAATCGGGCAAGCTCTGCTCTTTCTTTCTTGGATCTTGTCCATTTTTTAGGTGTTTTCTTTTTCTTTTTAGCAGCCTTTCTTTTCTTCTGTAATTCAGCTAC